AAACTCTTCACTCACATCAAAGATACCTATATCAGTACTTGCTTTATCCACTACAAGAAATACAAAGTTTTTTTTGTTAAAGAGTTTCATATATAACCACGCTTGTAGGTTATAAGAGTACTTATCGCAGGAATAGCGAAATGTATAGAGGTCGGCAGAAGTTTTCAGGTCAATAATTGTATCTTCTTGAATTATATCTGCTTTTCCTCTAAAGGGTAATCCCTCTATCATTTGTATAGCAGGAACTTCAAACTCTGATTTAGATAATAGTTTTAATGCTGCTTCGTTTCTTAAAACTGCATCTGCTAATCTCTCTGCAGCTTGTCGTTCTTTCATTAAAAACACTTGACCATTTTCTTTCTTTGCATCCTTATACTTATTAGTGTTTTTAGTAGAAGCATCCACAAATATCATATTGTCTAACTTATGAGGTTCTAATATCATTAGGTGTGCTAATCTACCTTCACTTAATGCTTGTGTATCTTCACTACCATATTGTGTAACGTTTCTATACGTTTTAGGACTTTTAAGTAACATTTTAAGAGATGAACTACTTAAAGCATACTTCCCTAAATGACCATAGTAAAATTCATCACTATACATTTGTGTGAGTATCTCTGTTTCATTCCAAACATCTCCGTTTAATAGTTTAATCATAATTCTGTAAATTCTTGTTCTTCTTGATATCTTTTAATCAATTCCTGCTCACATCGTTTTCTGTAACCATCCAACTGCGAGGTGTCATAAACAACCATTTCTAACTCTTGGGTTGTCATCATTTGGTAATAATAATTCTCGTACATAATATTTAATTTAATGTTCTTTTGTCAAATATAAACATTTTTTAAACATCATCAACTTTTGGGAAAACTTTTTCTTCTAATTTTTCTATTTTATTTAAAGCTACTACTAACGCTTGTTGTGCCAATCGTAGGTCGTGTTTCATCTTAATAAGTTCAGCTTCTTTCATCTCTATATATTTGTGAGCATACTGCAAAACGTTGGTCGCGGTCTTTAAACTCTCTAACCATATTTTTGTCTAACATACATCTATTAGTAAATTCTTTTTGTGATTCAGTTGGTGTTGGTTTTGGTAAAGGCATATCTATTTCTGTTGTTTAATTTTCTCAATATATAATATAGCATCCATTAGTTCCTCCTGTAAGTGGTTTAGAAATTTATAGAACCCATCAGGATTATCATAAAGAGTAGTACCGTACTTTTCTATTCCTATATTACTTCTTTCTCTAAACTTATAGACCACATCTTCTACAATAGGGTCGCTACTCTTTCTACTTGTTGAGTTACTTGTCCATCTGTAACCTTCAGGATTCTTATCATACCATTCTCCTGATTCCATTAACTCGTGCCATTTTTCTACGCTATCACTCATTTCTTAAATATTTGTGATGTTATCATTCCTTCTAATATCCGTAAGAATAGATATCCTACTAAAATCTTAAATACCCACATCTAATCTTGTTTTTAATTTCTCTATTTCTTTTTCAAGTTCTATTATTTTTTCTTCAGCAGTTCTTGCTCTTGTTACTGCTCTTATCTTGTCTGAACGATACTCTGATAATGATTGTTCATAAAACCTTTCGTTTACTATAAGGTTGTGTACATAAAACCCTAATTCTTGCCAAGCGTAATACATTTGATTAATAGCTTCGTTTTCAGGTTTTGCTTTTCTTGATTTTACGATATACTCTCCAACAAGATTAAAGTTAGTGTAGTATTCTGCTTCTTTTAAGTTGTTTATTTTTTTGTTCATTGTTTGTTATTTTAAAATCTACATTTAGTGCAATTAAAATGTTCTCCTATTTTATTGATGTAAGTTATAAAATTTTTTGGTTCTGTAAAATATGTCCAATCTCCTTTATAATATCTTGCAGTTACAGTACATTCTTCTAAAGGTATATTAGTATTATCATCTTCATATTGATGTTCTACCTTTAAAGCAATACCTCCTTCTCCCCATCTATCTATAATTCTTTCTAATATCAATTTCTGACCTGTAGGTATTTTATTATATTTTCTTTTTACCTCTCCAAGTATTAAAATATGATTGTCAAATTCTAAAACAAAATCTATATCACTTGGGTGCATCTTACCATTTTGCACTCCTGTAAAATCTAATACTTGCTTTACTTGGTTTCTATTTCTTATTAAACTCATAAATATTGATTATATACTGCGGTTAGGTCTTTCCAAACTACTTTAGCAAAACTACAAGGAGTACACTCTACTTTTACTTTAAATATTCTTTCGTAAATTTTTTTAAACAATTCTTGCTCATCAGGTGTAAACCTATTCTTTTTAGTATCTATTGCCATTTTAATAAGGTCAAACTCTGATTCACTTAAACATTCAGGTTTTTTATACCTAAATATTTCATTCAGCTTTTCTTTACGTTCATCACATCCACAATCCTCTCCGGCTAAAAACTTAACCGCTTTCTTTATTCCTGTAGCTTTTGTAATCTTCTCTACAGTATCTCCAAGTCCTTCACTTGCATTAGCGTGATTCTTTTTCCACTCACGATATTCTTTACTTCTTTTATCTCCTTTAAATTCTGTCATAATCTTCGTTTTTATAATCCTCCCAATCTTCTTTAAACGTTTCTTTTAATTCGTCTTTTGCTTGTTTTAATGTATTAAATATACTTACCCAACTTATATTAGTTTCAGTAGCTAATCCTCGTATGCTTAAATCTGTATCTCTGTACAAAGTAAATAACTTTTTTTCATACCATCTCCATCCTTCTATATGGTTGTCTATCATTTGGCATATCTTGTCAAAAGCTATTTGTTCATCCATTTCCGAATCGTACGGAATTTGGTAGGTAATGTCATCATCATTGATAGAAACTTTATCAACCTTTCTTTTACTATTATAATATTGGTAATACAAAGAACGCAAACACATATACAGATAGCCACGACTAACGACACCATCTCTAATAATCTTATCTTCTGTTGCATACTTATATAAAACTAAATAACATTCCTGTACTAAATCTTCAGCATAATCGTATTCGCCAAATCCATTTATAATCTTTATCCACTCTTTGTGCCTTTCAGCTACTTTTCCGAGCCATTCAGTTGGTTTATCCATATCACATTAATACTTATTATCCCTATTAAACATTGCAGGGTGTACTCATCTTCATCTTCATATTGTTCTTTGTGATATAAAAAGCCAAACATTATACCCATAATAGGACTTAATATTATATCTGCTCTTTTGATTTGTCCAATTATCAAAAAGGACAAGGCAATTACTAATAATATTCCTATTGCTATCATATAATTAACTTTTCTACTTTAGTTGTGTTGTGTATTAAATCTTTTCCCATAAATTCAAATCCTACATTATTAATTGTCATTCTTAATCTTATTGGTTCTTCATAAGGTGTACATCTACCTCCTGTTTCATTCTCTTTAACTTTAAGAACGTGTAAATGACTATACATCCAATCAGTTGGACTGCTTGTGTACCTGTGAATACAAATCACATCATCTGCCCTATTTGCCCATTTACCACCACCTTCTACACTTGCTAAACCTAAAGGCATTGGCAAATTAGCGTATTCGTGTCCGCTTGTGTGAGTTCGTCTTAATGCTTCCGTTACACCGTGTGCATTTAAATATACTGCTATGTTTCTTTTCTTCGCAAATAATCTTAATTCAGATGCTACTTGATAATCGTATTCGTGTCCTCCTACTGATTTAAATAAACCTATATCTTTTGCTAAAGAGTTATATGGGTCTATTAATAAAGAATGATAATCCCAAACATCTTTAATTTGATTTACTTCTTTTAAGAGTTGTTTGTAGGTAACTATATCATCTACATCTATAATTTTAAAATGAGTATCACACCATTTTATAGATTCGTTTATTAATAAGTCAGATGCTTGATTAATAGTTTTACCCATTTTAAACTCTATTATCTTTCTTACTATACTTTGTGAAGTATTCTCACTTGACCATATAAGAAAACGTAAATTGTGTTTTATAGCCCATAAAGTAAATAAATAAATAATAACAGTTGTTTTACCTACGTTAGCGTGTCCTATAATAACATTGAAATTTCCTTGTTTGAATCTTAAATACTCATCTATTTCAGGTATGTCTATCTTTAATCCTTCTTTAATTCTACCATACTTTATATCAAGTATTCTATTTTCTATGTTCTTTGCTTGTGCTATCATATACCTTGTGGCATTTTAAAATATTTCTTTTCGTCTTGTCTGCTTTGTTCATCTCTTGGTTCTATATAATATCCTAATATAGGATTGACTGCATAATTCCAAAAGTCATCAGGCATTTCGCCTTTCATTATTTTCTTCATAAAAGTATAAAAAAAGGAGGGTTTCCCCTCCCTATATTAAAATGGTAAATCGACTTCTTCTTCTCTTGCAGGTTGTTGTTGTGCGTTTGTAACCTCGCTTAAATTCGCTAATACTTTCCAACCTACTATATTATTATAGTATTTACCGTTGTATTCTCTACCTCTTAAATTAATACCTATAATGACTTTATCTCCTACTTTGAAGTTTTTAAGTGTATCTATTTTGTCATTTAAAAATTCAATAGCAATATCCTGTGGGTATTGTTCACTCGTAGTTACTACTACTTGCTTTTTGATAAGTTTGTCCGATACTTTCTCGGAGTTTCCTAAAACTTTGATTGTTCCTGTAATTTCCATAAATAGTGATTAAATAATTGTTATAGTTAAAATTAATATAAATTCCTTTGATTTTACAATTTTGAGAGTTCATTTTCTACTTTAGTTGAAACTTTATATTTGCTTTTAATAGCTTCTATGTTTCCACCTTCTTTTAAGTATTCTATTGCTTTACTAAATTCAGGTGTGTTTTGGTTTAACCATTTCTTTTCTTGGGTTACACCACTCGCTGCATTTGCATCATCATCTTCAGCTTGTAAACCTAAAAGTGAAGAAAGTGTATAACGTCTATAATATGTAATACAACTTCCTAATTTT